TGCTTCCAGATTGTCCATCATATTCTGCATAACTTCAGCACCTTTATCAATATCTCCCTGACCTGCATTTCTTACAGCATCTGCTGTAAATACAAATTCATTCTTGCTAAGTCTAGCTGGTACGTCGTCCGCTCTTTCCTCAGCTCCTAGTGGTACAAAACCACCTTCTCTGTAATCTTTTTCTAGGCCACCTAAGTCCATAAGACCACCTTCTGCTTTTCTGTTTCTTAAAGCATCATAGATCATTTTAGATTCTTCATCCATAGGACCACCATAGTAGTCTTGACTTTGTATAAATTCATCTGCGCCTTTGCTACCTATTCGTAGTCTTTGAGTAATTATATCTAGAGCACCTTCATCTACAGAACTAATTGCATAAGAGCCATCTTCTGCCTTAGCAATGTCATACCCTTCATCAATTAATTCTTCCATAACCTGTACAGCTTTGTTTGATTTAGGTGTTATAAATACATCTTGACCAACAGCTTGTGCCTGTAGTCCTGCGTCTGTCATGACGTCTTCGTCTCTAATACTTACATTTATATCTGCATCATCGAATAAAGATTTGACTTTACCCATTCCAGCCTTTACCATTTCGCCTGCTTTTTTAACTACGTTACCCATTCTGTATCCGTCTCTTGGTATACTAGCTAATCCACCATCAGCAAAAGGTCTTGTAAATTCTTTTCTTGGCATAAAATATAATGCAGAGTTTGTAGGGTCACCGTAGTATGCTCTAGCTTGATCTCTAATCTCTTCAACACTTGCTTGTGGTGAAGTATATGGTGTTTCTTCTTCAACTTCTTCTTCATCACCACCCATTAAAAATGGTGCAGCTACTGCTGCAGCTCCAAGTCCACCTGCTAACATTTTACCCATGCTAAATTTAGAACCAATTCCTTTACTTGGGTCAAATCTAAACATGTTACCTACTCCACCTAGAAAACCTTGACCGCTTTTAAGTTTAGTTAAAAGACCACCTAAACCCCCTTGTGCTTTTATTCCAATTCCAGGCATAAAATATGCACCAGCACCTAGTAAAGCTAGCTTACCTAATGGTGATTTAGTTACCTTTTTAACAGCTCTTTTAGCTTTTTTTACAATTTTACCTAAGAAATACCCTTGTCTTGGCTCTTCTAGTGTCATGATACCACCGCCAGCTCTAAGTTGTCTTTCCATATCCATTCTTGAAATTGCCATAGTTTGTCCTTTTTATAGTCTTTTTCTCCTATAATCAATCATATATATCTACAAGGTCAGTTAGTCCGCCCATCATAAAATCTATTCTTCTGTTTGTACCATCGATAAAACCACCGTCTTTTTCTCCACCACCTGGATCAAATGGATCGTTGTAAGAGCCATCTGACTGCACGCCTGATTCACCAGTAGCGTAAGAACCTCCTTCGCCACCAGTTTCTTCTCTATATGCTCTATCTATTCTGTTTAAATCAGCTTGTCTTTGCTCTCTTTGTTGTTGATTTAATTGAGCTTGAAACGCCTCTTCTTGTCTTTTCTTTTCTTGTTCCCTAAGTTCGTTTCTCTCTTTTGTTTTTTGTAAATAAAACTGTTGTTTAGTTCTCATTAATCTAGTCATTGCATTTGCTTTTGCTACAGCTGCTGCATTTGTTCCTATATATTGTCCTGTAATAGGATCAAAACTAAGTTCTTCATCATCGGTTATTCCAAACTGATCTTGATATTTATCTGTTAATCTTCCTGATAAAGATTCACGAAGATCTGTTGCTTCTGTACCAACTCTTTCTGCATAATTACCAAATGCAGATCTAGTATTTAATCCGAATGGATCTTTAGATAAACCAGATTGATTATCGCCAAATACTGTTGGACCAGTGTAGCCCATTTGACTTGTGATAAATGCTTGATCAGGTCTAGATAAAGTTCCAAATTTATCTGCTTTGCCTAAGATAGCATTTAATATACCTATGTTTGTTCTTGGTGTATACCCTTCTTCCATGATCTCTTGTGGTGATTGTGGCTGAAACATTTTTCCTGCCATAGTTCTTTGTTGTGGTATTCGCATACCTTCTCCAACATAAAACCCAGCATCTTGAGGATTAACATCTTGCTTAAACATGTTCATTCCAAAAAGTTTTGCTGTGCTAGGATTATTATACGCATCTTCTAATCTTTTTGTTCTAGCATCTACTGTGTTTTGAAAACCAGTTGTTAAATCTGTAATGCCTCCAGTGTAGCCCATACCACCCCCACCTCCACCAGCTTGTGCTTGATAAGTTGTAGCTATACCAGTGGGAACTTCGTTTTCATCACCTTGTGGTACTTGAAACGGATTCAATAAATATTTGCTTTGAGGTATATATTTATACCCCTGGTCATATACCGATTGATCGTATTGACTTAACATTATTCTTCTTTGTCCTCATCAGATGCTGCACCTAACGGTGGCATCGCTGCTACTTTTACTTTTAATGATCTAGTTACGTGTTCCCTCTGTGTAGCAGTATTTGGATTTGCAATATCATCCTCTGCTTCTTGATCTGAGTTATACTCGTAATTAGTTTCTTTGTTTCTTAAAACTACTTCTGTTTCACATTTTACAACCGGCACCTTCTTGCCGTTTATGTATGTATATGCTACTTCACCTTCTTCTATAAACATATTAGTCCCTATTTATTTCTAGCAGAGAAACTACCATGTGTAGTCTACCTGCAGTTGTTGCTTGTGCTTTTAATATCTCACTCTCTTGTAATATAATTGGCTGACTTATCAACTCTTCTGTAGCATTTGCAGACACTGCTTTTGTTTTAAAAAGAGAAAATACTGCTGCACTTGCATCTGTTAAAGTTACATTAATACTATCTCCACTGCCTGAATCATCAGATACTAAAATACTTTTTATAATCGCTCTAGAATTACTAGGCGATGTATAGACTGTAGTATTATCAGTCGTTGTAAAATCTACCTTTGCGTTTTTATATACGTTAGCCACCTATAAACCAAGAAAACCTTTCTTGCTCCTGTTTTTGTTCATCTAAAAATGTTGAATTTAACTGTTCTACAATCAAAGTAACAGCTCTATTAATCTGTTTTTGGTTAGATATATCGTACTCTTCTTTTGGTTCTGGTAATCTTATTGCTATTTTAGCCATTATCTTCTCCCATCAGGTTGTACATCTAATCTAAATGTGCCAAATCGCCACGATTCAGATACGGCATCGTTTTCTATTTTTATATTTACAAATCTTCCACGTGCTCTTGTATCCTTTTTATCAGTACTTGCGGTAATTGTAAATGGACTCAAAGACGTTGCAGTTTGTGAATCTGAAGGGTATCTTTTAACAGCTAATGTTACTTTTGCATTACCTGCTAACGTTTTAAAATCTGGTAAAAACCTTCTTACAGCTAAGAATACATCACCTGCTATAGCATATGACTGACCTCTCTGCATTTGTTGAAGATCATAGTCATATGATTGTATAAAAGATGTAACTGTTGTTGTAGATCCATCGGGGTTTACTTGGTCTGTACCTACCTCATGTTCAAATAATGTAGTTTGCCCGAGCCCTGATTCTCCAATAATGACTGGAAATGTACCTGATGCACTATCGTCAAACTTAGTTGCAAAAGGTGTAGGATATACTGTTGCATCAATCCATGTAGTTCTAGCTTCTGTTCCTACATACCAAACAGTTCCTGTTCTAGCGTTGCTTTCACCATAATTATATACAACATATTGATCGTTGTATTCTGAATTAGTTGTTGGATAGTACCATACTACCTCTGTAAACTGATTGTTTAATCCTGCATATACTTGTTGTCCTTTTGTAGTATCAGCTTGATCATAAACATAATCTTGTACAGAACATGGTAGTGATTTAACTGTACCATCGAACATAAAGAATCCGTTTGGTGACATCCAATACGCAACACCATCTATTTCGACAGCTGCATTCTTACCTATCAATCCACAGTTAGTACCCACCTGTTCAAAACCAAATGTAAACGGAGCACCAATAAATTTCATTGTATATAATGCATTGTCGGTCCAAACTAGAATAGATTCTTTTGCTTTTAATGCACCCATAATTCTTGTGCCATCTTGAAGCCTTTGTGAACCAGCTGTGTTAATCGCTGTTACTGTATAGTCATTTATATCTTCTTGTTCAGAGAATCTTATGAACATATCGTCTTGTGTTGCTGGTGTGCCAATTGTTGTTTCTGTCCCTAGATGAATTAAGTGACGTGTTGTTGGTGACACTAGTGTTACCCTTGTTGCAGTAGGATTATTTGTAGTTGCAAATCCAGATGTAGCTG